TCCCCTCGGCTCGTTCGCGCCCACCGATGTCGCCAGTCGATGCGGCCCCGCCGGCTCCAGCACGAGCCGCATCCATGGCCCTTTCGAGCGGCCCCCTGTCGTCGGCATCCATGGCCCTTTCGAGCGGCCCCCTGTCGTCGGCGCCGTAAACACCGGCGCCAGCCATCGATTCGCTGCCGCCCCCGCCGCCGACACCGGGGTTGACGCCCCCGCCGTCCATCGGCCCGCCGAAGCCTGGATCGCCAGGATCGCCGAAGAAGAACTCATTCATCCCGGTGACGGGGTTCTGCTTGTTGCCCTCGCCGACCATGAACTCGCGCCAGTTGGCCCCGGCCTTGTTGAACGCCTTGATGATCGAGGACAGCAGTCCGGGATCGCGGTCGATCAACGTGCGAGGAATCAGCATCTCGCCGTCATGGGTGTGGGCCAAGCGGTTATCGCCGTTCCGCCCGAGGGCGGAAATCATATCGACGAACTGCTTGCCTCTGTTGTCCTCGGTCTGCATGTTGTCCCGTACCCAAGGGTCCTCGTCGTCGTTGTTGTAGGTGTTCGGCCACTGCCCTGCCTCATCTCTCGCCCGGTTCTCCCCCTCCATCTCCCACCCGAGAGACATGCGCGGATTGCCCGGCTGGAACGGGTTCTGCCGTTGGATTTCCTCGTCCGGGATCATGACGTAGCGGCGGTCAATGGAGGAGGGGCGGTCGTATGGCATCCTAGTTCAACTTCGGTTTATGGGTGGTTTCGAGATAGTCTGCGTACTGCCTCAACGCATCCGGGATGGTCGATTGCACGCCAGCGTCGATTCCAGCAAGGTGAAGGCGGTAGTAGATATTGGCCGCCACCGACGCGAGTTGATTCGCGTTCATGGAAGCCGCCCCCGCCGTCGAAAGGATCAACTGAACGAAACTCGCGACCATCATTGATTCCGGGTCGTCGGGTTCACCGATCCGGAACAACTTCTCCATCATCGGGTTCCAGGCTGATTAGGAGCGCCATTCGGTCGATAACCTCCTGCCGGCCCTGGAGGCGATAGAACACGGGCGGCTCCGTCACCACCTTCCATCGGTCCTGCGGGAACGCCTCCCGGAGGTCCTTGAGGAATTCCTGTGTTACCGGGTGCTGGAGCCAGGCTTGCAATTCCGCTCGGTCCATTCAGCCCTTCCTCTGCTTCGGTCAGCCCATAGAGATAGGCGATGTGCATTTGCATGTGGTCTTGGAGCGCCTGCGACCCCTCGGGCCGTACCCGCATTCCATACTGAGGATCACTTAGGAACATCTGGTGGGCCTTCGCGTGTTCGAGATGGTTCTGCGACGGATGCGGCGGCGGCACCTGCGGCATCGGGTAGAGCGCGGTCATATTTTCCAGCATCGGATCGTCAACCCGGCCCATGCCCTGCATCGGCTGAGGAACATAGCGTTGCGGGTTTTCGACATCCAAAGCCCGGAAATAGTTTAGCGTCGCTTCGTAAATATGGGGCGGGCTTGAGGCGATCAGAGGGTTCTCCATCGCCGCACGGTAGATCATCTCGGCCTTGGTCAACTTCTGCTTCTCCGACGCCATCTTCGGGTCGGGCCGGGGGGCGATCTGTAAATCCTGGGCGTAGTCGATGCGGTGAATCTCGCCCTGGGTCAGTTTCCCCTTGAGGTCAAGAAGCGCGAAGTACTCGGTCGACGGGAGGAACTTGGAGTTGAGCCGGTAGATTTTCTTGAGTTCCTGTTCCCACGAGTTGAACAGTCGCTCGTAGACGGCGCCGAACACCTCAAGGCCCTGCTCGATCAGCGCCAGCACCGTGGTCGGCTGCTGCACCCGATCCATCTGACCGGTGAGGGCTTCGGTAGTGGTCGCCAGACGATCCGCTCGTCCCATCATCAGTTGGATCATTTCAGGCAGGACGTTGTTCGGCGGCTTGAAGTCGAACTTGTAAATTCCCTTGCCGATTTCATCGGCTGAGTTCTGAATAGCCTGGAACTTGCCGAGCTTGATTCCGACCTCGCCCTTTCGCCCAGACAAGGCTTGGGAAATGTACCCCGACATGTTGCCGACGTTGGCGAGCGTCCCGGCGTCGATCACCTGCCGCAGCATCTTGTTGATCGAGGTGTTCATCGAGCCGATGAGATGGCCTAATCCCAATCCGTAGAACCCGTCAGGGTTTTCCAGGAAACAGTAATGGGTGTAATACTCGACCGGCTCCTTTTCCCTCAGAGGAGAGCCGACATCGTCGGTGTCGTAGCGAATCGCAATCCGCAACACCTTCTCGGCCTGAGCATCGACCGTGACGATGTAGGGTTCCCCAATCCCATCCTCGTCGAGGTCAAGCAGGCGATGTTGTTCGATCAGCTTCGCCAGCCCGAACTCATCTTCGGACTTTCTTCCCGGTTGGGTCAGGCCCTCGGTTTTGTCGTGGGCTGCGCGCAATGTCGAATCGTCGCCTGAGAAATCGTAGGGTTCGGCTTCCGCAACAAAGTAACCAGACTTGGCCAAAATGCGGCTGCGGTTGACCGGGAGCCAGACGATCTCGGATTTGCGCTCAATATCCTCCAAATCGCGCGGGCCAATTCCGTAGGGAACGACCAAGTCCTCGGCGCGGACATTCCTGATGATGTTCCGGCCCTTGGACGGATCGTAATACGTCTTGGTGAAAAACGACCCGTGAATCGCCGCACTCAGGAGCAGGCGGTCTTTGTTCTTCTTGTAGGAGCGGTCACGGTCGAGAAGCTGCCACGACATATGCTTCTCGACGCGCTCGGCGCGGAGAATGGAACGGTCGTCGACTTGGCCGAGCGGGACGACCTTGATGATGTCGCGGTTGGGGAAAAACGCCTTCAGCGCACGGGCGGAAAACTGATTGCACGCCTCCGCCAGCATGGGGAGGGATTCGCTCGACGCCCCAGTCCAGGGCGGGTCTTTCGGGTTGTCGCGTTGGAAATACAACTCCACCCAACGCTTGTGCATGGCAAGCCAGTCTCCACGATTGTCCTCGTCCTCCCTGTAGTCGTCGAGGACAACCGCCGCGATCTCGGCAAGCTCTTTTTCGTTTAGCTTGGCGGCGAGGTTGACGAGTTCCGGATGCTCGGCCATTGACGATCGAATACCTGTTGGAATGTCGCGTTGGGCTTGATATTGGCCGAGCGCCAGATGTGGGCGATCATGCCTTCACCGATTGCTTCTACTTCGATGTCGTGCATCGCCGCGTCCTTGAGCACGTGCTGGAAGTCCTGGGTCTGGGCCAGGAGTTGTCCATCGGTCCAGAACTTCTTGCCGGCGACCTCGACCTTGGTGAAGCGAGGCATCCCGGTCTTGGTCTTTTCCTCAAGGTTGGGCTTCTCGAAGTAGCAACTGTCGAGGCCGTAGAGCGAGAACTTGCGGAACCCGGCCGCGTAGAGCGTCGTGATTCCCCTGATCCCCGCCGTCGAACCACCAGCGAGAAGGATGCTGTCCCCCCCCGTCCGCTTGTCGAACTCCGCGAGAATGTCATTCTCCCCCGAACCCACCATCGCGTGATAACCGATGACCTTGGCGTCGTGGTCGATCAGATGTTCCACCACGAGCGGGTGAGCCATCGAGGCGCAGAGGTAGATCACGTCCGGGTGAACCGGATTGATCCACTTGAGAACGTCGGTCCTCGGGTCGAGAAGCAGGCACGCCCAAGGAGTGATGCCGGCATCAATGAGCTTGTGGTGCGAGGACTTGACGCACACCACCCGCTTCGTCGGATCAGCGGTGAATCGCTTGAGGTCGTCGTAGTAGGTTTCAAGCGACGGTCCCGAGGCGGCGATGATCGCGTGCATCCCATGTGGGGCGATCTTCGGCAGCCATTGGTCGGTGGGTAACAGTCGGGTCGAATAGGCGATGTTGGCGCGGATGATCTCGTCCCGGACGCAGTTCTTGGTCTTGACCATGACCTTGATCTTGTCCGGCGGAAGCCCCTTCGCCATCGCCATTTGGACGTAGCCCCCGTTGGGGAGGTCGTCGACGATGGGGAGGAGGTGCTTTTCCTCCAGCGATTCCACGAGGCCGTTGCAGCCGAATTCCTTGATGTCGTAGCCCTCCCCCTCGGCGCCTCTGATGTAGTAGTCGTCGAGAATGATGGTCTTGGCCTGGCAGACGGCGTTATAGTCGTTGGCGATGGTTTCGACCGAATGGCCCCCGTCAATGAAGGCCAAGTCGATGTTGGTGAGTTGGATTCCTCTCCCGCCCAACGTCTCTCGCGTATCCCCGCGCACGAGGCGATACGTGAAGCCGGGAAACTCGCGTTTGAACTCCGCGAGCTTGGCCTCGACCTCGCCGATGGTGACGTGCTTCTTGACGTTCAGTTCGCGCTCGTCCAATTCCGGCGTCGCGTCCTCGAACAGATCGAAGCCGAGGTATTCGACCTCGGGCTGATACTTCAAGGCTTCTTCCGCCATCATCATGGCGCGCTCGCCGTCCCACGTACCGATTTCAACGATGGTGCGAGGCTTCTTGTCGGCGATGATGTCGAGTAACTGGTCGTAACGGCCTTTGCTCATCAAGGGCTCCTACAGGACGTGCTTCCAGGCGAACCCGGAACTCATTTCATCCAACGTGAACTGCGCGTAGGCGAGTTGCTGGAACAGCGAGAGGCGGTCATCGTCCTCCCAGAACCGCTTGGCCGGCCCATAGTCCGCGAAGGCATATACCCCGAGTCGTAGGGCCTCAACCGCGACATTCGAGTTGAATGTCACCACGCCCATAGACCCCCGAATCGCGTCGGCGACAGGCTCCGAGTCGCCCTTCCGGCGAACCTTGTACTCGTCGCGCGAAAAGCTGTACTTCGCCACCGTCTGTGTCTCCCAATCGCCCAAGTTAAAGTGCGAGACGATATTGGGCGTCGGCGGGCAGAACAGGTAGGGGGCATCCTTATTCCCCCGCCACGGCTCGATTGGCAAATCCAGCAACTCCCACCGGTCGCCGAGGACTTTTTGGTCAGGGTCGTAACTCTTGGCTAGGGCGTTCTTGGTGATCCGGTAGTAGCCGTCATAGTGGCCAGATCGGAAGTAGCCGTGGTCGATGTGCCAGTAATCGACCTTGGCTTTTTCGCACCGTCGGATGATTTCCCCGCAACCACGGAGAATCCCGTAGACGATGGAGGGCGGTGTTTCGTGGGTCGGGAAGTCCCATGCCATCTTCAGGGGGAAGCCGGTGCCGCGATGCAGGGCCGAACACACCGTCATTGATCGGGCGTTGGGGGTCGCCCATATGACCGGCGTCACGATGCAGCCGCGAATGTCATGCGCGACAAGGACGCCTCGGCGCTCCACAACTCGCCGTACTTGACGTGGCGCCAATCATCGAACCACGGACCGCCACGGGTGAAGTGAATAGCCTTGGGCGGAATGTGCGACGGGCTCCACCCTTCGAGCCAGTTCCAACTTTCCGGAAGCCCGCCAATCTCGGCGTCCTGAAGCCACGAGAACCCGTGTAACCACCTCCCGGTTTGGCGGTTCACCGTCTCCGGGGTCAGCACCCGGTTGAGCGGGTGAGAACAGTTCCACAGGACGAACGAGGACCAGTTCTTCCTCGGATAGGCCCGTTGCGGTTGGCCGTCCATCTTCGACTTCTCGGGCGGACGGTAGTCGTGCTTGACCACCCGCACCGCGTATTGGTCGTCCATGTACTGGAACAGTTCGGCGACATCCGCCGTGAACAGGAAGTCCGCATCGCAGCAGAGCGCCCAACCCCGACCTTGTAGGGACGGAACCAGGAAGCGCGTGAACGCGAACTCGGTCGAGAACGGGCGGCCGTCGATCTTGTCGACCACCACCCGCGCGTCCTTGCCGGCGACGAACTCCCGCCAGTAAAGGCGCATGTCCCGGAGTTCGGATTGAACCAAAGGATGCAGATGTATGATCGCCGATGAGTGGCGAATCAATGACTGAGCACAGACCCGATAGGCTTCGGGCTCGCGTGCATCGAAGCCGATGTAAACGTCGAGAACCCGGTGCGTCAGAGGAAGCTTACGTGGTACGAAATGCTTCGCAATCCGATCAGGTTCATCCACCACGAAGGAGGCTTCACGGTCAGGTGGCAGTTGCGTCCATCGGGAAGATGTTTGCGTGCCGGCCTTGTAGTAATCGACAGGTACACGAACTTCCTCGCATAGCCGAAGATTTCGTCGAGTGCGGCCGGCAGTTGGCTTTCCGGTAAGTGCTCCAATACGTCGCTGCATATCACTCCATCGAACTTCAGATCAGGCTTTCGGTCCAAGCCGGGGACTGCGGGGTCGTACAGGGTCGGCATGATGCCCCACGCCTCATGACAGAAATGCTTGGTGTACTGCTCGCCCTTCCCGCAACCAAAGTCGAGCAGGGTTTTCGATTCCGTTTCCTTGACCAACCCTGCTACAAGTTTGACGTGCGGGAGAAGTGAAAGGCCGCGAAACTTTCCCGCCTCATGTAGCTGGCGGTACTGGTCGATCAGGGTCGTCGTCTCGCCAAATCCATATGTCGCTCGATGCGCCCCAATAGGCGCCGCCGAGGCACAGGATGAGGAAGATCGAGATAAAATCCCCCACAATTTCGTTCTCAAGGTGCTGAGCCAGGACATTGCCGAGAATCACCGATGCTGTGACGCCAATCGCACCGACGCCCCAAAACGCCAGTTTCCACTTGTGCTTTTTCATTTTACTCACGTTGCATAAGGATCACCGCCGGAATCCCTGACTCCGATTTCCTTCATTGCATCCCGGTTGGCATCCGCCCACCGGTCGTAATCGCTCGTCAAATACGGACGACTACGCAAAAAGTAGCTCACAAGGTCGTAGGAGTGATCTTCCAAAGAGGTATCGGGACCCTTTTCGGGGTCGGTTTCATCCAAAACCAGAACCGGAACCGTTCGCCAGAAGTGGCGGCAGTTCTCGGTCACGTAGAACATCGGCATTTCCTCGGGGCCTTTTCCGATGTCAAACTCCTCGCCCTTCAATCGAGCAAGGAACTCGGTGTAGTTGGCCTTGCGATCCTTTTCGCCCTGACGGAATACAAGGCGCCCGTTCGAGGTGGTCTGCATCCGCTCGATCACGGAGGGACCGTCCGATTGCGCCCACATCTGCGAATCG